TGTTTTAACGCTTTGTTATTGCGTTTTAATTGAACTTACAAACGGAGAAAAGCTCGGTTATACAAATTTTTCCCAAGACTTAAAAATTGGTGGGGTAGTATTTCGGGCAAAGCAAGCTCTTGATCCGACTGCAATAGAAAAGCAATTAGGAATACAATCGGATAATCAAGAATATAGAGGTGCTTTTAGTGATAATATTGACGAAAATTTACTTTTTTCTGATAGATTTAGAGAAGCTCGAATTATCACAGCAATTGTTGATTGGCAATATCCTCCTAATTCACTCTTGGATCTTCCAGACGAGCAAATACAAATAGGTTATGTGGGAGAAATTAAATCACTTGGTGGCGAAAGCTATACGCTTGAAAATCTTACTGCCTCTAGTATTAATTTAAGACAAAGTAGAGATGAAAAAACATCACCTTTTTGCCAATGGGCTTTTGGACAGGATAACGGTGATAACTCAGGATGCCGTAAACAAGTACCATTTTACGAGACTCAGGTTGCTGGTGTTAATAGTCGGAGAGACTTTGAGGTGTGGGGAGAATATCAAAATCTTGCTTGGGGAAAATGCACATTTACAGACGGAGCAAATAAATCAGCTACTTACGCAATTTACCGAACTGTTTCAATATTTGGAGGTAAAACTAATATTCAGTTATTTACTGAAGCATCTGGCCCCGTAGCTACCCACGATGGCGTAATCCTTACTGCTGGCTGTGACAAAACTTACAATACTTGTAAAAACACTTGGAATAATGCTATAAATTTTGGAAATATCCCCAGTTTTGGCAACTTTATGCCTGGGAATGACTTTTTGTTAAGCTCTCCAAAGCAAAGCTAAGTTTTTCTAAAAAATTAATTTCAATGCATAAATAACAGTAAAAACTCTAGAATAGTTTTATTGATGTTTCCCTTCTGCCATGTATTATATTTCTGTTGCCAACCAAAGCCATCCCCCTTATGTCGAGAATCACGATTTAAAAATAAATTTTAACGATCTTGGGACTGTTGTGGCTATCGCGATAGCATTACTTAGTATGTTTTCAAAAAATACTAAATCACAGGCCAAAGAACTTGATCACGAAACCTTCGAGAAAACATCAAGGAAGATGGAAACTCTTGAACAAAAACTAGAGAAAATGGTTGAAAAACTATCAACAGGAATAGAAAAATTGACTACATTAACAGCGCAACTTGACAAAGAGATAAGTCTTATTAAAGCCAAACAAGAAACTTTCTCTTCTATTTCTGATCAAATAGAAGGACTTCGCAAAAGACAGGAAGAACTTGATATACGAATCGGAATACTTGAGCATAAACCTTAACAGAATTGTCAACTTTACTAACTAAATTACCATGAAATTTCTAGAAGCGAATCGCAACACTATTTTAAAATCGCACCTAACAGACTCCAGTTCCGAAAGTCTTCCCCAAGACTTTAGAACAATCCAAATTAAAGCTGGACAAAAAGTGATTTATAATCAGATTGTCAAAAGAGAAAAAAATCACTATTTGCTAGAAATAAAGCCCCCGATTGAGGGTAAATTTAATTGGTACGCTTTTGCTAGTCACTTTGACGACCCTAATCCCCCTGTAGTCCGCAAGGATCAAGTTGAGGTTGTGTTTAATAGGCTTAACGATAAAATTACTGATTTTCAGTTTCAAAAACTAGATGAGTGCCTTAAGAGATTTGACATTACCACAGTACAAAGAATTCGACATTTTTTAAGCCAAATAGCCCATGAATCAGCTGGCTTAAGGTTTATGGTAGAAATCCACGACGGCTCAAATTATGAAGGACGAAAAGACTTGGGGAATACCAGACCTGGTGACGGCAAAAAGTTCAGAGGTGTAGATGCTATCCAAATGACTGGCAAAGCCAATTATCTGGCATTTGCTAACTATATAGGCGATCAGCGTGTTATGGAAGGTTGGCAATATGTCAGCGAAAGATATTTATTTTTACCATCTGGACTTTGGTGGATGAACAATAAAATGAACGAGTTGTGTGACTGTGGGGCAACCGTTGAACAAATTACCCGTCGTGTCAACGGTGGTACAAATGGACTAGCTGAAAGAAAACGATATTATGAAAGGGCGTTAAGATTTATCTAAAATCTTGACAATTCAAAAAGTAACCTGTAATATTTAGTTAGGTTAAGAGGTCATCATGAAAAAAGAATTTCGTCCGTTAATTCTAGAGACAGTAGAAGGTTATAGAGAATTTATTAACTGTTACGAAATTGTTACAGTCACTCACTGTCCCGTAGGGGATAATTATGTAGTTGATGCGACCTCAAAAGTAGGGATAGCAATATCTAAAGAAGCTGGAAATATCTTGATGCAACTACTTGTCGATCCCCTTTTCTTTTCTTCTGATTCCATTGACCAAATAAAATTTATTAAAACCAATGGTGATTTTCTTCATTAAAATAAATTTTTTCAGTGTTCTCCTTGGGTGATTTAAAACAGACCATCAACAAAATGGTCTGTTTTCTTATATCATAGAAATAGTACATGGCAGTTCTAATGGCAAAAAAGAAGAAAAAGGATGACAAATTAAGAGGCTCTCAGCGATCCCTTACTTCACCTAGTATCGTGTCGGTATCACGTCGCTACGATTTGGAGATTACGGAAAATCCTATCCGTGATCCAAGAATATCAAGAGAATTAATCGAACTTAATCAATGGTGCTATGAAGTCATCCACGCCCTTGACATGGCCGCTTCTGATACCTTTGCATCTGACGATGGAGACGATCAGGGATGGATAGTCGCAAAAACCCTTGATGATGAAGAAACTCCTATTAACCCAGAAGTATTTGCCATTGCAGAAAACATTAGGTTAAGAAAACAGGATTTTTCAACCTACATGATTGGTGGGGATAGACTCGAGAAAGCCCTAAGATGGGCATTAGGGAAGGGAGAATGTTTTCTAGAGTTAGGCATTGAACGAGAAGGGTTATCTGCCAACAAGTCTAAAGATTTTGGTGTAGCAAAGACTCTTTATTTACCTACCTTTGAAATGTTTAGAAAAGAAACAGATCAAGGGGAACTAATTGGTTTCGAGCAAAGAAAATATGTTTCGGAGTCTGATCCTGATTATTTTTTTGAACCCTATAAAATCTGTCATATTCGCCATAAACCTGATCGCCTTTATGGTCGCTCTCTTTGGTTAGCTTCTTTAGATGCTTGGGCTGATGTTAAACAGGCTTTTGATAATTTGATTAGGGCATCTAATGACTTAGGGGTTTCTCCAACTCTTCATATTATGCCAGGTATTTCTACCGAGCAAGAAAAAATTTATGAACGAGAATTAGAAATCCGTAGAAAAAGCGGAATAATATCCGACCATATTCTCAGCTATCCTGGGCAAGATATTCGTAAAATGGCTAATTTTAACTCTGATTTAACAGGGTTAATTGATACTCTTTTGCAATGCCGGTACAAGCTAATTATCCCTGGATTCCCGACCTATTTCTTCCCAGGATTAGAATCAAAAGGGGGAACTAAAGAGTTATCTCGTTCGCCTGATCGTCGCTATTCTAGGATGAGATACGGATGGTGTCAGCTTCTTAGCGGTGCAATTAAACAGGTAATTGATACAGAAATCATTCTCAGGAAAGGGTTGGATTTTTATGCCGAAAATGCTAGAAATAAATATCGGATACTGTGGCCAGAATGGAGTGAATCTATAGATGGTCTATCAGGAGGGGAGGTTGAAGACACTGACTCTGATTTAACCGATAAAGAAACTAATAAACAACCTGTTAAGAAACTAAATATAAATCAAAATGATTAATCAAATTATTCACGGTGATTGTTTTGATGTTTTAAAAAATATTCCTGATGGTTCTATTGACGCTGTAATCACAGATCCGCCTTATAAGTATTTGAAGCACAAACTAGAAACAGACTGGGATGAGAAAATATTTTTTACTGAAGTTTTACGCACTCTCAAAAAAGATAGTTTTCTGATATTTTTTGGAAGAGGTGAATCATGGTTTAGATGGAATTATTTATGTCAAGAATTAGGACTGAAGTTTAAAGAAGAGATTATTTGGGATAAAGTCAGAACCTCAAATCCTTTATGCCAAATGCCCCGCTCTCATGAAAATATAGCTATTTATGTTAATGGAAGTCGTGGTTTAAACAAAGTCAGGATAGACAAAATAGATTATGATTTAATATCAAATCCGAGAGCTATTGTTAATGATTTTAGGAGGATTTTGTCAACTATTAAGCTAATTAATTCATGGGAAGATTTTTTACTATTCAAAGAAGGAAGATTGAATAAAAGTGAAAAAACATACCTTGCTGAAGTTACAATACAAGGTGGTAGAAAAAAATTTGATCCCGGCTCTACAACCTTAAATTCCCACACTGTAGGACGTATAATGCCGTCTATTTTTAGATGCTTAAATGACCATTATGGGTATGTTCACCCCACCCAAAAACCATTATTTCTTATCCAGAAATTAATAGAGTTAATAACCAACCCTAGCGATTTAGTCTTAGACCCTTTTTGTGGTTCTGGCACTACCGCATTAGCTTGTAAAGAACTTGGTAGAAATTATATCTGTATTGAGAAAGAGTTAGAATATTATCGAATAGCTTGTAACAGATTAGACCAACCTATAGAATATTTTCCAGATGAACCGATAGAGGAAATAATAGATAATACTCCATTACAGTTAAAACTGTTTTAAATTTGATAAAATACAGTAAAACCAAGAGATAATTATGACAAATCTAAAAGCTTATTTTGTTTCCGATTCTAATGAATGAAACATTAAAATTAAAGGTAAAAATGTTAGAGATTAAAAACCGTAACCTAAAAGCTAAACTCAATAAATCAGAAAAAACCCAAGAATTAGTTTATGACGGATTAGGAGATAAATAATATGACAGATAAATTCAACCCAGAAGATAAAAACTTACAGCCAATTAGTCAGTTGCTAGGGAGAGCCGAAGTAACAGCCGATGACATCCAAAAAGCTATCGATGACTGGAAAAAGAAACCTCCCGACCCTGAGTTTAAGAATTTATTAGAACCTGAAATAAGTTATGAGTGATTTTTCTTTTAACCCTGGTACTCGACGCTATCGAGACAATCGAACGGGGAGATTCGTCTCTACTGAAAAAGTTAGACAAATCTCTCAACAAACTATTAATGCCCGTACTCAAAAAACAGATAAACTTACCCATGACCTTTTAGAAAAAAAAATAACTGTCAGCGAGTGGGAAGAGAAAATGTCGTTTGAGATTAAAGACTTGACTATTCAGCTTTATCGAGTTGGCAAGCCCGATATGAACGCTTCTGACTATGGCAGAATTGGTCAGATGCTTAGAACACAATACGCACGATTAAGAAAGTTTTCCCGTGATATTATTCTTGGTACTCAATCGGAGGCTCAAATAATCAACCGCTCTAAACAGTACGTTGCCAAGTCTAGGGAAGCTTTTGAAGAGGGAAACAGGAGAGGACACGCTCTAGTCAACAAGTGGGAAAAGAGAATAATTACCAAAAAAGAATCTTGCCAAGAGTGTCTTTTTTATGAAAGTGCCGGTTGGCAGCCTATTGGAACACTCCCCCGACCGACTGAAAGATGTACTTGTCGGGCTAATTGCGGTTGTTACTTTATTTTTTCTAACTCTAGGACACGACCTACCCAGAATATGCTTTCGTTAAACTTTGGCTGGACGAAATAAAAAACGCAGGGTATCAATCCTGCGTTGTTTCCTCAGCTATACACTTTCTATGGAGACAAATATTTTGTATTGAAATTTTATATTTATAGGTTGGGCTGGAGACGACACTATTAATATAGATCAACCAGCCATAAACGTCAAGTCTTTAGATAGAATTATTTATATAAGTATTTTTTATTGACATGGAACTAAAACTAACCCGCGCTGAATTAGAGATATTGTTACAGACCCGTCATCCTACCGACGAGGAGATGTTGTTAATCAATCAATTCAAGCCCTACGGACTCGATCCGTGGGAACCATCGGAACTGATGCGATTTGCTTTAATTGCCTCAAATAACTTAATTCACAGTTCTGGCCAGGTATGGGATAAAAATGTTTTAGAAACCATGGTAGCCAGTTATCCCGGATGCGCCTTGATGATCGATCATGAATGGGAAGATCAGACCAAAACTTTTGGGATGATCTATGATTCTTTTATTTATTCCTTGCCTCGTGTAAGCAAAGAAGGGATAGCACGAATCCTCGAAAAATCCCCTAATCCAAGCGAAGATTACCGAATAATCCAAAAAGACGGCTATCATCAGGTCTTAGTCTTTGGATTTACAGAAGCGACTCACCCGATTATTTCAGAAATTTCCTATGGCAGAAAAGCCGATGTTTCAATGGGGGGAGTTTTTTATGGCGAGTCGATTTGTCCTATCTGCGATATTCCTTACAGTGATCCTAAATGTCCCCACTACCCCCCGTATATGGCAGGGCTAGTAGATGAAGAAACGCTAACCTCTTACTATCGCCGTTCTGGAAAAATGGATTCTATCGAATGCAGTTTTGTTACCAGTGGCAATTGTCGCCAAGCAAGATTAATAGATTCCCGTCTCAATACTTTTGTTTTTACCTAAAACAGAAAGTTCTGTAGTACAATTATATTTAATAGTTAGTGATCAGCAATCAGTAATGAATACCCTAAAAGAAATCAAACGGGTTACTCCCGTAGCTATTAAAGATTCAGCAGAAGGAAGTGATACTCCTTCTCAAGAAGAAATCTACACCCTAACTCAAAAAGCCACTTTTCGAGGTGATTTAAAGTCTTCTGGGGGTGGTGTACCAGTTAAAAATTCTGACCTCGAACCTGCTCCCGTTACTGCTACCGCCCCTGCGCCAGCTTTTGATCCCAAAATACTTCAAGAGATTGTACAAAATACCGTGACAGCAACCGTTGAGTCGGTAAAACAAGCGATGGAATTGGAAAAACAATCGGCACTAGAATTCCAAAAGCAACAGTTTGAAACTACAAAAGCTACCCTAGAAGCTTCTCTCAATTCTGCCACGGAAGCTATCCAAGAATCCCACAAAAAAATCGCTCAACTAGAAACTAAAATCACTGAGTCGGAAAAAACGATTAATAATTTTGCTGACTTAGGAAAGCTTTACGGTTCTCAAACACCCGAAAAAATGCAGTTACCTAATTTCAATAAAACTGTCGCTCATGATGCTGACAAAATTACAGGTGCGCTTGACGAAACCTTTGATTTGATTGAAGACATTCAGAAAAATTCTGGTGTAATCTATTCGGCTCCTGTAATGGGCGGTAATCAGACAGTAAACCTGTACGATAAAGTACGAT